CATCTAGTATCGTCTAACGTCGGCACATGTTGAAGCACTTCGACATATTGCAGGCAGTCACGTGACAACTGATCTAACTGCGCCTGCTGTCCTGCGTCGCTTCTCAAAAGCTCTTTCAGCATCGGCAATTCGCCACTTGCCTTAATATCAATGTAGGTTCTGCCGACAAATTCTTCACCGCCGGGAATAGCTCTCAAAAGCTCATCAGCTCTGTTGCCCTCCCATTGGCTGACACCGATTGACGGATACGCATAGGCGGTAGACTTTGCTACGCTGTCATAGCCGCCTTCAACGCCTGTTGCGATAATGCCTTTTGCGATTTCTCTCGCAAGGCTTTTGTTCCAGTCCATAGCTATCACCTCACTCACTTTTTAAGCAGCGATTGGACGCCTTCTTGTACACGTCTTCGTACATTTCTTGCTTATCGCCGTTGTATGTATATTCCGCATAGATACCATCACCGCTTACGGTCGTTGATAACAACGCCTTGTAGTTCTGCAACGTCTTGCACGCCCAAACCACAAACACATTCTCAAGCGTAATTTGCTCTTTGCTATTATGGTTGTACCATTCAACTAATTTGTTTTTGCATACACTCTCAAAGTGCGCCATACCTGTAATAATCATTATTATCACTCCTTTAATTTCACTTCTTAATTTCACATTTTAGTTGTTTTGTTAACTTCTTCACTTGAAACTTTAAAAGCTCTCGTCTCAATGGCCTTGTTGCCCAGCTGCACAAGCAGCAGCGTAACCATACCAAGTGTACAACTCTCGTAGCAGCTCCAGGTTTTGGCAAAAAAAGCAAGCCATAAAGTAACCAATACCCAGACAATAAAACCTATAACAGCGCAGATTCTACCCACACTATAAGCGTTATCGTTCTTTTTCAACATGTTAATCAATTTACGCATGACACTTACACTCCTTGCATTTTTCATCATGTCCTTTTAAGTCATAGTTAGGCAGTTCATTTAACTGCTCCATTAAACTATCAATCACACCATTGTCGCCCAGAGCCTCGTAACTCCGGTAGCAGGCGTCAATGCTTTCTTTGGCATAGATTGGTATCCAGCCTTTATCCTGGACGTAGTGATTATACGCCTGGATAATTCTGTCACGCAGCAAGGCTTGTAAGCCTGCTTTTAGTGCGTCATTTTCTTTTTTCTTTGTATGATATAACGCAAAGATATAAGAGATAACAGCACCAGCAATAATGTTTATTACAGTTTGTACAGTTGATTCAATCATAAAACACCTCATTCCTATTCATTTTGTTGCTGATATTTAAACTTTTAATACAATATTTTTAACTTCTGCTTTAGTTATAGCAGTTTCCACTTTTTCTTTAGCTTTTCTATAAGCTGTGTGGAGCTTGTCACTTCTCAACGCCACCTGTGCAATAATGCCACGCAGGTCAGATGCAGTTACTTTTACATCTTTATTATCTGCGGTTGTCCATGTTAGGGTGACGGAAGCACCTAAGACTTCAAGGGCAACAATAGCTGCACTAATGCGTTCCCTCGCTTTGCTATCGTAATCAAAAGAGTAACCGTGGTAGATAATAGGCTCAACCTCTGCTTCATCACGTTGCATCTTTAAAGTTTCGATTTTGCGTTCTTTGAGATACTCAATCGGCTCTTCCTCGTGTGTCACTTCGACCCCTAAGTCTTTAAGGGCATCTTCAGAGATAGACAGGGGGATAAAGATACCTTCTTTACCTAAGGCTTCGGAAAGAGGATAGGTGTGAGTATATGTTTTGTCTTTGTATTTATATTTTGTCTGCATTTTGTTCCTCCTTTGCTTAATAATCTTCAACTGTAGGTTTCATGTCATTTATTGCTTTGCCCCATGAAAAAGTCACACCACTTGTATAATAGCAATTAAACAGCAATCTATAAGTTTTATTGGGTGTTACACCTACAATGGAATCAATATCTGCGGCATCGTCGACTTCACCATCAGGGGTAGTATCAAACCAACCCTCACCCCAAACTTTATTGGTTGATGTATTCTTTATGTTAGCATAGTTGGATAAATCGGGGGCACCCTCACTCCCATCAATAGACGATGTTACTTTGATTCTCTTAATCCCCGGTGGAACAGTAAAAGAAATTGTTTTATTATTTGCGTCATTCCAAGTCCAATACTTGCTACCATCTTCAACCTTTACCTCACCATTTTTCATCATCATTCTGTTTAAGCCCATATTACCACCTCTACGATAACTTATTAGCTTGCACGATGCTGGTCAGATTATTGCTGGCATCTTTTACCATCATAATGTTTAAAAGCAAACCGGAGCTTGTAATAGCTACATCAGATGCAGACCCTATATACTTAACAGTTCCACAGTTAGTGATAGTCAATGCATAGTCTGCATCCGCTGTAAAGTACGCACTAAATACAGAGATTTGTGACTTATCAACTTTCATTGCCAAAGCACCTAAATCAAGTGTGAAATTATTAGTTGCCTTATACATCATTGCAGATATAATCGGCGTATCATTCGTACCTGTTACGATGTATATAGGATACTTTTCGTAATATACCGACAAAAAGTTTAACGTCTGCGCTGCTGTCCAAGTGTTAGCCACCGACGTTTTAGCGTAATCAGCAAGCGATTGATGCTGTGTCAAATAACCTGCATCGTTTGGCAGGTCAGATACTTTAGTAGGCACACTAGCAGCAACGGAATCAATAGCAGCTTTTACAACTTTATTCTGCACAGGGTTGATAGAGGTATCGCTAAGTGCTGCATCAACAGTAATGCCACCATCTTTGCCATCTTTACCTCTGGGCAACATAAAGTTCAACACAACATTACTAGCAGTACCACTATTGGTAACGCTTGCATTACTACCTGCTGCCCCTGTAGTCACGCTACCAATCGTGATAGACGCAGCAGTACCTGTATCACCTTTTGCACCCTTGATGTTCACACTTGCAGGATTGGTCAGACCAGCTTTATTAGTCCAGCTCAGAATACCATCTTCAGATACACTAGGAGTAAATACATTAACATTTTCACTATAATTCTTAGCATTGTCCCTGTAAGTTCGTGCTTCATTAGCACTACTTCTTGCATCAGTTGCAAAGTTACTTGCGCTGTTTGCAGCAGACTGTGCCGCTTCCTTGCTGGCTTCTGCGTTGTTTTCGCTAATTTTGGCATTGGCTTCGCTTGCCTTTGCGTTGGTTGCAGATGCCGTAGCGTCAGCCTTGGCGGTTAATGCCTCCTGCTTATAACCACTCGTCAGCTCCGCATTTTCAGCAGCGCTTGCAGCAGATAAGCTCGCGTACTGTGCGCTGTTACCTGCTACGCCTGCTGATTCGAATGCACTATCTTCACTCTTTGCTGCCGCAGTTGCGCTTGCAGCGGCACTCTGTGCTTGTGCTTGAGTCTGCGCGTAAACACCTTGCGCCAATGGCAAAACCTTTGCCGGGTCTTCCGACAATTCAAGAGTTTTTCCATCGTCACTAATTCTAAAGCTTTTGCCGTTCTCCCACGGAATTGTAGTATCAATATCAGCGCTTGTACTTACACCGATTTTCAAACTTCTACCGGTAACGTCGGTAAGCTGTTGCGCAATCATCGTCAGTTTATCGCCAATATCTTCAACCTGGTTAAAAGGATATTGGTCTGGCAAATCCGTTTCCTGCGTTACCGGCACTTCCCTATAAATCGTCAGTTTCCAACCTGTCGGCAACACCGGCGGCCGTTCACTCTCCGGCACTTCTGCGCCGACTGCATAACCTGGATAACGTACAACATTCTTTTCAACATCAACGTAATAATCTTTAGTCAGCAGCTTTTCTTTGCCGTCTGCGTCAGTCAATAAAACTTTTATGTCCGTCCGGTCTAAAATTTTAAACTGATACGCAAACTCTGTTGCATTCCCATTGCCGTTATATGTGATTCTGTTATCGACATGAGCAATCATAATAGCTCCCTCCTTTTATTATTTTTGCCAAAAGAAAAGCGTAGATATATTTTTATATCTACGCTTAATAAATTTACTTTAACTAATTATATACCTATTTTTAGAGATTCGTATCTATGCTACTTTGTGAAATCTTTGTCAACCTTTTTTACGTTCGCTTTTGGGTCTGCGTTTGTAAATATCTTGCAGCTCAAAGTCCATATCATCACTAGCAATATCTATGCTGTTGAATATGATATTGAAGATGCCGCTAGGAACGCCAAGAAATGCACCGCCGACATATGCTGCTTGTTCTATTAACTCGCCGGGTTCTGTCTTGCCTTCCACAACGTCGTTCAAGCGTCTTGGAACAGTAAAGCCTTTATCAATCAAGCCTTGCGCCGCAGTCAGTCTGTAGCCATAGTTCCTCATACCTAACAGGCATTGTATGCCGATATTTGCAAATTGGCCGTAAGGTCCACCCATAGACAACGGGTAGTTGATAAGTTCTTTTGACAATTTACGATAGCCGTCCTTGTCTTTCTCAAAAGGAGCAGTCAAAGAAAGCTCTGCAATAGCCACGTTCAGCAAGCACACGCCGAGAAATTTGGCACCAGCAAAAGCAATCAGCCGTTCAGCCATTTCTTTTTTCTCGCCGCTATTCCATAACCTTTTGGCGATATGTGCTTCTCTGTCCCATTGGTTAAACTGTGTGTTGAAAAATCCCTGGAACATCGTAAACAATCTGAATAAGCCGCTATTTCGTTGCATACTTGATACATCATGAATACGGCTGCTGCCTAACGTGCGGCGAATAACAGTGTTCGCAAAGTCTAGTGCTTCCTGCTCTGTTTTGCCTTCGTTGATTTTCTTCATGTATGCTTCTGCAAATACTGGTTTTGCAGTCATCATATCAGTGTAACCTAACAGCATTGCACCATATCTCAGCGTCCTTTTTTCAATCGGGTTAAGGTCAGAACGGTTCTGAATATCCCTTAACGTAATGTCTGGCACTTGCGAACGCTCACGCATAAATGCGCTTTTGGCACAAATAGCGTCTACTTCTGCTCTGCCTTCGCTTGTAAAACTGCGAAGTAAGGCTCTGAAAGCGTCGGCATGAGTAAAGCCTTTTGTGCTATTGCCGTAAAGAAATATGTTAGTAGTGTTCTGCATTATCGTTTTAAAATTAAACATAATAGCCGCATTTGTTGCAACATTACGCAAAGCGTCGGCAATCTTCGTAAATGTCTTTTCGGCCATATACGCTGTCTTATTGCCATATGGATTAGCGCAAGCCTGCAAAAACTCTCTTAAAAGTCTTACGTTGGTATCGCCTAAACGCTCAACCATGTTGCGGTAAATATCCTCATCGTTCAGTATCTTTCTGAAATCAAGCATTGTTTCGCGATAACAAATATCATGAATAGTGCTTTTCACCGCCGTAACCTCGCTGCCGCGCGATAAGTCGACGGGATACTTGCCGCCGGTACGCGACTTGCTGGAACCACTGTTAGTAGCTAAAGTCCGCTGCGGTGGTCTGCTACCTTCTTCGGTACTGTCGATTCTGTCGAATTTACCAGGCATACTGCCGGTTCGCATATCACGTTCCAATGGGAAGTAGCCACCGTCAAATACCACGCTTTCACCGCTGGCAAGCTTCATCACCAACGGCGACGCTTCAATCTTCGGCGGCTCAAGGCCTTTTGTTCTGCGGTTGACTTCTGCCAGCATAGGCCAGAATTTACTTGCTGCATTGATACGTGCCTGCGCATAGGCAATATCTGCTTTAGTCAGATGCTTGCACAAAAACTCTATAAGGTTTTGTTTGGTTTGCAGCATCGCTTCTTCTCTGCCTATAAGCTCCGATTCTTCCACCCATATATCAGAATTCTTTACGCCTACCGGTTTTTGCGAACACAGCCTTGCGGCGTTGCTGTCGCTGCCCAGATTGCACAGCATAGCAATCAAAGCATGCTTATCTGCGCTACCGCCAAGCTCTTTGTAGTAAATTCTTGTATCATGCGCAATGCCTGTTTTCTTGTCCGGTTCCCATTTCTGCAAAGCATCTATAAGCTCGTTCTGGTAACTTTCAAGCATCGTGCTTTCCATATCTGCGCAATGGTTGATTTTGTTGTAAAACTCCCTAGTAAAATAACCTTCCGTCCAATTATCCATCATCAAGAAGAAGTTATCAGCGTTACGCAGTGTAGCTATGATATTTTTAGGCCAGTCAATAATTCGCTTACGCAGGCTCTTTTTACTGTCGCTGCCAATCTCCGCCTCGTACTCTACCGGCAATTCTTGCAGGTGCGCTATCGTATCAGCCTTAACCTTTTCAAATGCTTCATCGGCAGCAATCTTATTCATCTTCGTATCTTGCTTTGCAATAGCACGAATGTTTTTCAGTGCGTCGATAACGTCCATATAGTTCGCAAGGCTAAGCTGCGGCGCATTGGTCAAATCATTATTCGGGTTCAGAACAAACTCCGGCATAGAAATAATTTCGTCACCGTACTTTGACTGCATCTCTGCAATGTAATCGCTAAGCGGCTGCACTTCTCTGCCGTTGGTGTTAAAGTCCTTGCGGTGATAGCCCATACGCTCCAGCAATGCGCACATTTGGAAGAAGTGCTGCTCTGTTCCCCACACTTCTTTCTTGCTGTGCATCTGCTTTCTGACGTACTTTCTTGCGCTTTCAATCTGATGTTTGGCCTTGACTGCTTCACGATACAAAGCGTGATTAATCATCTGCTGTTGCTTATACATAGCCGCTTCTTCCAAAAGGCCAGCTTTCGCAGCCTTGTTTGCATTAGCCGCCGCTCTGCGTTCTGCCATAGCAAATCTTCTCGGCTTCATAACTTCGCCTGCTGGCAAAGTCTGAATATAGCGTTTAGCAAAATTGTCTGCGTTCTGCTTCCGCACTTTAGCAATATTCTCACGCTCTTTTTGCTTAATATCCTTGTCGCTTATTTCGTTGAGTGCCTCATCAATAAGCTGTTGTTCAAGTGCAACCACTTCGCCGCTTTCGTCATTGTAGAGTGCTTCCCTTGCCGCCTCTCTTGCCTGTTCACGCTCCTGCATGAAGTCGGGGAATCTGCGGTTCACAGCCTTGTCAATCTCTTGACGTACCATAGCTCTTTCGCTCGGTGAAGTCAAAATATCCTGCGCCATAGCATCGCCACTGTCATAGCCCAAACTGTCAGCCATCCAGTCAAACAGTTCTCTCTGCTCGTTAGACAAGGCACGCTTTTTGCTCATCTCCACAAGGTCGACTTTATCCGGGTTAGTTTCAAGCTCGTGCTTCAAGGCTTTAAGCTCGTTAAGCTCTGTAAGCTGCTCACCCTCTACCAAAGCTTCGGCAATCTCCTTCAAGCCTTCCTCATTCTTTAGTTTCGCTCTGTCACCGCCGTTACGAATATAGTTCCTTGCCCAGTTGTCCTGTACGTCGCTGCCTTCATTCTCATTGACGGTGTAACCTTCGACAATCTCCCTTGCCATTTCGTAACCGCTGGCATAGCCGTTTTCTTCTGCTATCTGGTCAAAGAGTTCTTTCTGCTCCTGCGATAATTGGTTGCGCTTACTTTCTTTTACTAGGTCGACACCTTCGGGGTCTGTTTCAAGTCTATGCTTCAAGGCTTGCAGTCTGTCCAGTTCATCGACAATATGTTTAAAGTCTGCCTTAATTTCGGCATCGCCATAATCTAAACCAGTGCTACGCAAATCGTAGTAGTCCGCTATATCTTCGCCCCTTGCAATCTTTTCGGCAATTCTTCTGCGTCCTTTTTTGCTGGTCAAGTCGCTTACGCTGCCGCCGTAATCGTGAACATATCTTGACACCCAGTTGACATTACGAATACTGTCGCCTGCTTCATGGAATAGCAGGCCTTCAATATCCGCTTGTTCTAAAGCTCGCTTAGTCCAATGACGTTTTCCATCTTTGCCTATCTCACCAAAATCAACCAAGACTGCGCTCTGGTCCGGTATGCCTGCAAAGTCATTTGCATACTTGCCTTCTGTTCTATTGGTTGCGGCAAAGTAGCCCCACTTACCATTGATGAAAAACGCACGCTCACTCTTGACTGTATCTTGATATTCCGCAAGCTCGCTTTCTATTCTGTCAGCAATAGGATTTAAAATATCATCAATAGCTCTGTTTGTGTCTTTTAATAATTCGTTATAGTTTATGTGCTCATTGCCATAAATGTATTTTCTTGCAAGTCTACGCGGATTAGCTTCGATTGTTTCCCATTCGTTGATTTTTTGCTTGAAGTTAGCATGAGCCATGCCGTGTTCATCAACAACGAATGTAGGATTGGTAACAGTTTTCTGTCTTGACTTGCTGAACATAGCAATCAACATATCTTCGGCGTTTGCAACACGCTCTTTAGAAAGTGTGCCGTATGTGTCGACTTCCGTTTGAAGATACTCAACTATCGGATTAAGTATATCGTCAATGCTGGCGTTGGTATCGTTCAGCATATCATTATAGTTTGGCAGTACGCTTCCCAAAACGTGTCTGTATTTTCTTGCAATAATCGCAGGATTAGCAAGTTTTGATTCTTTCCCGAATTCCTGCCCGACTTGCACTCTTGCACGATTGACAAGCTCACGTGCTACCGCTTCTTCAATCTGCGGCCGTATTTCTTCGATGAAAGCAGCCTTTTCAGCTCTGCGCTTCGCGCTGAAATCAGCCATAGCACGCCTTGTAAGAATATCCACGGCCTTGTCTTTAGCCTTTAAGATTTTATCCTGCAAGGTCTTTTTATTTTGTTCGGATAGCGTGGATGTGATATTATCGGGTAAAGCACCAAACATACCTTCCATGCGTGCCATAACTTCAATCTCTTCACGGCAAGCCAGCATCCTGTCAAACACTTGCCGCACTTCCGGTGTCAGCTCTGCCGCATTGTCGCTTCTTGCTATCTTGCTATAAATAGCTGATAACCAATTAGCGAATCTCTGGAACACTCCGCGCAAGCCAACACTAGGCGCTTTGCCTTCCATGATGTAGGTTTCAAATGCTTCTGCCAGTTTTTCATGCCCGGCTCTCTTTGCTTCAACGTCACCGCTTGCCCATGTTTCAGCATCAATGCCTGCATACTCCATGAGTTTTTTTGCATCAGCATTTAGTCTTGCATTGCTGGGGTCTGCAAGTGCTTCGTTAATCATAGTTTCTGCAAAGTAGTGTCCTGTTTCATGGATAACTGTGCTTGCGTCTGCACCTTTAAAAAGCGTGATAACATAAGTACCATCATCCATTGGGGAAATCATGCCTTTATCTTTCAGTGTACCATTGACAATTTTTTGTTGCTTGTAATTATCTGCTTTTTGTGATACACTATCAGCAAAAGAGGACGTTTTGTTTGAGATACTGGGCTGAGCCTTGAATTGCTCGGAACCCGAGGGCTTGAACGCGTCCTCTATTTTTTTATACTCACTTTCGTTAAAAACATTATGATTATAATATGATAATGATTTATCATTATGTTCTCTTACTGTAACAACTACATAACGTTTTTCACCATTAACATTCAGTGCAGAATGAATATAATAAAAATTCTCGTCTGAATGTTTTTCTTTTTGCGGCGCAGATTCTGTAACGAAATTACCATTCTCCATAATTTCACGTAAATAGCGCAATGCAAAAAGTTTTTCTTTTTTAGCGGAAGTGTGTTCCATTTTCTTTCTGCCACTTGCGCCAAATTTAATATTATTTTCTTGATACCCTTTATCTATTCTAATATCACCCAATACACCATTATGAACGCTCGTGCCTTGCAAGTTGTCCCTATACCATGCAAAAGCCTTTTTCTGCAAGCTCTTCAAATCTGAATAGTGTCCCATCTCATTTCCGGTAATATTAGTAGTATAGAATTGCTCTTTTTTAAGCACTCCTCCCTTGCTAAACCAGCCATTCTTTTGTTTAGCTTTGCCGCCATCTTCAAAGCGCAGCTTATTCTTTTGCAGCCATGCAGCAGGATTTTCGGGGTCTGCAATAAGTGCGCGGCTCTCCAGCACTAAGCGCAAATTGCCAGCATGAGATTTATTCATACCGGCTTTAGTAGCGCTGTCAACAATAGCGTCAAGTTCTGCGTCAAGCTCCGTACTTGCTTGCCTGGTTAAGTTATAGCCTTCTCGCAATTCCTTACGTGTCTTTGCGCCGCCGTCCGACAATTCGCCGTTGCTGTCAAAATACATATTGTCTTTTGTAGCCTCAAACAGTGCATTGTCCTTAGCCATAGCCGCCGTAAACTTGCCACGGCTAATATCTATATCCTGCCCCAGCTCCGCAGCCGTTGCAACTTCTTCTTCGGTAATTCCCAATTCCTCAAAAAGTTTATTATTGTTGCTAGTCTGCTTGTAGCCTTCTAAATCCTGCGCTGATACAGTAACAGTATTATCCTCTACGTTAGCATTAATAGCGTCAATGCTTGCTCCTGCGTATTCGGGGTTAATGCCTGTTTCTTTGATTCGTTCAGCGTCTGCTACTAACTTTGCCTTGCGTTCTTCGTTCGCTTTCAAGGCTACGTGCTCAACGGCACTGTCAACGGCAACGCTTACGCCACTGACTGTACCGCCAAGGATACCGCCGATAAGGCCGCTATAGCCTGCTTCCTTCAAATTCTGCTGCCAGTTCTCACCCCACATTTCCGCAAGTTTTGCAGTACTTGCACCTGGGTTCTTTGCCCATAAGTCCGTCGCCTGTTCCGGGAATTCCTGCAATGCTTCGGTAACGCCTTCTTCAAGGCCGCGTTTAGTGACTTCCCAAATCTTAGCTTTCAGTCCGCTGCCGGCAGGCATCTTTTTAAGCAGCCGGCCAAGCGGCAGTTCCTCTAATACCGCCTGCGGGATTGCGTTCATCAAGCCTGCCTCTGCTGCTCTGCTTGCGTTTACGCCCTCTTTGCGCAGTCGCAGGTATTGTTCGCCGCTGATGTTTGCACCATTGTAAAGCATACTGATAGCGTGTACAGTTTTTGCACCTGCACCGGCAGCACCTACACCTTTAGTCAGTGCAAGCTGTACTAAAAGCTGAATACCGTTTTCGGCCAAATCATAACCAAGTTGCCCAGCCGCCGTATCAGCCTTAACTTCTTCGCGCTTCAAAATCTCATCGGTGACATAGCCTAAAGCCTTGCTGATGTTCTCTGATTGGTCATACTCTTTAACAACATTCTTGTCACCCTTATGAGCTTCAATATTAGCGTCAATCGCCGCTTTAGCAGCACCGAATAAGCCACGCACAGAACCTTTAAGGCCGTTCATTACGGCAGTGCCTATGCCCGGCTTATCGTCGGTGATGATGCTACTAGTATCAATCGTCGGTGAGCTATTGCTCTTTACTGCCTGCGAAAACTTATTATATTCATCGTCGCTCATTTTTTGCAGGTCATAATAGCCTAGAGTTTCGGCAGGAGTTAAATTGCTGTCTGCACCAGTCGCATAACCGCCATTATACCAATCCTGTTTTTCGTTTCGCAGTCTTTGAAATTCTTTTTCGTTATCTTCCCAGCTCATTTAATAATCTCCATTCATAACCTCATCAAGATAGCCGCCGTTGACATTGCCGTCGCTGCCGTCAAAGTATGTTACGTGATACCAATCGTCAGCAATTTTTTCAGCTCTGGCTATGCCCGCTTTTGCTAACAGCGCATCACTGCCGCTAAAAGTTTTTGTGCTGTCCCACAAGAAGCCCGGCTTTGTTACATAAGAACCAAAAGTCCGTGTGGTGATAGCCTGCTTCATGGCATCAACTAATACTGATTCATCCGGGTTCATGCCGTTGTGTTCGGTGCGGTACGTTCGTACCCACTGTTTGCCGTATATCTTTAGCCCTTGTTTTACTTTATCGTTAGAAGAAGTACCCATCACATACTTGCAAAGGCCGTCCCAATCATAAGCATATTCGCCTGCGCCACTCAACCAATTATCATAAGACTTATCCAATGAATTCATATCTGAATTAGTTGCTCCGTGGCTTCTTGCAAAAGCTAAAAATTCTGCCTTAGATTTAAACCTGCCTGCTTCCAGCATAGAAATTACTGCTTCTTTGCCGTCACTGCCAAGTTTAGCTATGGCTTCACGTCCGCCGCTACCGCTGCTTCCACTTCTGCCTTGCGGTCCGTATATCGCCTCCACCGCATTACGGTATGTTACGTACTTGTCGGGGTCACTGCCTGCCTGGTTAGTAGCCCACGTCATAGCTTCACTGTAGCTTGTACCGTTATTAAACATAGCAAATATCTCATTCTTTATTCCTTCAAAAAGTTTGTTTTTCTTATAAGTTTCTATTCTGTCATGGTCTGCCTTAATAATGCGGTACTGCTTCATAATGCGGTCTTGCCCGTCTAGGCTTATATGTTTGTGTGCTACTGTGCCGCCTTTATAGTCCGTAAAGTCCAAATCAAGGTGCCCACCCGTAGAGTTTGGCGATGGATTAGAATATTCGTCCAATACCTTGATTCCTTTGCTTTGCATATAAGAAATAAATTTCTTGCGATTGTCTGCGTTCTCTAGCCAGTCAGCTGCAACATCAAGTTTGACGCCTGCGCCGTGGCTGTGCTCACCGGCAGCGTGAATATCTGTACTATCCGTGCCGCTAGTGACAATAAGCTGTGCGCCGCTCAATGTGTTAAATTCTTTCGCAATATCAGAAAGGCCGATGGTTACTTGCTGCTTTACGCCATCAAGGGAAACACCGCTGTTCCTTACCCATGTAGTGCCTTCTGCCTGCGTTTCGACTTTGCCGCCTTCTGGTGAAAAAGCGTCCATGTTTTCAACCTCTTTGCGTACCGCTTCTTCATTGTCGCCATATTTAGCATACAAATCTTTAGCGGTATTTCTTTCAAAAGCGCTGCTCTCTTTATCGTATGCCACCTTCTCAAAAGCAGCTCGCTGATTGGCAGTCAGATAACTACCGTACTTATCCATGATGTTACGCATAGTGCCATAATCTTCGTTGGTGATGCTTGCACCGACGGCACTTGCTACCACCTGCCCAATGTTGGCTCTGCTCTTAGATTCGATAAACCCTGCGCCACGCTTGCCATATATAGCACTTGTCAGCAACTGTGTACGAATAATTTCATCTTGCAGCGCCTGCGGGTTGTTCCAGTTCTTCTGTACAAACTCGCAGGAGTTCTGAATATTATTGTCATAGCGCAAATCAGTGACTGCTTCTTTTTGCTTCTGCTCGTATTGGTCGACAGTCTGGAAGCCTTGCTGTGCGCTCTGATACATTAAATGGTCTAATGCAAGCTGGTTCTTTTGGCTGTGCAATTTGGTATTACTTAATACATCCTGCCTTGCTTTATTTATCTGCTCTGTGTAGCTTGCGCCTGCACCGGCAGTGCCTTCTAACTTTGTATTCATAAGGCCGCTTTCATCGTTGTACATGATGTTATAACGGCTCTTATTAAATATATCCATAGCATTAAGAATGGACTGTTTGTCCTCATCTTCCTGCTGTGCTTCTACTGCTACCGCCCATTTGTTGGCGGCACCGGCAATAGCGGCAAGTCCTTTGCCGCCGCTGCCATAAGCGTTAAGGTCACTCGATACCTTGACAGTCGCACCGCCACCGGTACCTAAATTGACGCTGCCTTGATAACCTGCAATCTTCATACTGTACCTCCCTTACCAGCTCCATTTAGTAAAGCCTTCGTTATCCATGAACGGATTATTCTTCTTTGCTTGATTATAGAGATTGAAGCCGTTCATATTGCTAGCAGGAAGATTGAAATCACTGTTAGCATCGTACCAATCGTCACTGCTTACCGTAGTTGTTCCCTTGCTGCCGCCAATCATACCTTTAGAGTAAGCGTTCGCCGCCGCACCTACAAGCGTACTAAACATCTGCATTTTGCCGTTGGCTTTAGCGTTCTTCGCCGCCGCATTATATGCGCTTGCCTGGTTGCGATAATTAACCTCGTTTACATAAGTGCTCCACGCATCATTACGCTGATTTTGCAACAGATTCATACTGTCTTTTTTGTAAGCGTCCTCGCTGCTTGAAAGAATATCAGCAACACTGCCGCTGTCGGTTAGGCCGCTGCTGCCGGCCGCCGCCAGCGCCTGCCCTCTTGCAAGCCTCATTCTATCGTTGAGTTGGCTTTGCTTCTGCGCATACGCTTCTGCCTGCTGCTCACGTTGGCGGCTCATAATAGCCGCGTTCTGCTGTGCAGCCTGCGCCTGCGCTTTATATGCCTGCTCCTGCTGTTTGGCCTGCTGATGTTGGCCACTTAACTGCATGAAAGTTTGCAGGCCCATTAAGATTCCAAGTGTACCCATTACGCTCACTCCCCTCTATATGGAATATAAAACTGATAAAATTTCTTGCCGTCCCAACCTGTTTTAGGCTCTACCAAAAATACCGCTCCCAAGTGTCTTAAATAGTTAATGCTAGTGCGGTTCTTCTCGTAGACGATATTGTGCAGCAGTCCATGCTTGCGTACCCATTCATTCAGCACTCTTTTCGCTTCCTTGAAAAGCAGGCTCTTTGTGTAACCATTGTAAAGTTCGTTCGTGCCTACCATCCAGATTCCGCGCCCTGGCGCGCCCCATTCCATAGTGCCCTTGCCGAATATCGCAAGCAGTTTTCCGTCCTCACCACGGTACACCCTTGTTTCTTCGTCAAGCTTGATACTGCCAATAAGCACAAATACCGGGTCACTGCTTGCTTCCAAATCTTCCTTATCATGCGGCCGTATATCCTGCATAAGTTCTTCAATCAACGGCACAACATTTTCTTTTGACTTATTATCAAGTATTTCAACTGTCCACTTCTTAGCCACCGAAAGACACCTCCCGCACTACCGCCAGCAAGTTAAAAGGATACGGCTCATCCGTAACGATAATCACTCTGCCTTCGTTGTTAAAGCCGCCAATAGGCAAAGTCATATACTTGTCACCGGTAAATAATTTTATGTTGCTTACTACATTCTGTTCATCAAAGTTCATCAAGTCCATAGTATTTATATCCGGGCCGACCATGCCGCCAAGAGAATTACTTAAACGCAGGATGCAATTACTAATCTGCTTTTTGCGCCCCTGCATAGTGCCGTCACCTGTCTTAATTTCGACGTTTGGCAGTTCCACGATACTTCTATAGGGCAAGCCAATAAAAGCGTGTTGCACGGCCGCTGGGAGCGTCACGGTGCCGTCCTGGCTTACTGTCAGTCCGCTATACATTCTTCCGTCACCGATAACAGTAACCTTTTCGCCTGCCAGCTCTGCTGCATCAATCTCTGTTTTCCCACTGCTCTTTTCAGCAGTGCTATACTCAATAGCATTATCAAGCATAATATAATCGTCGGGGTTATTGCTCTTTGCAGGATTCTTTGCCAGATACTCGATATTGCGTACTGTCACGCCGTTTATCTCTCGTTGTACTACCAGATAAATAATATCTTCATCGCCTTCCTGCACTGCTGCCACAGCTTCAATCTTACCTTGCGTTTCTATCGTCGACCAGGCATATACTTTCTGCTCCATGATGTAGGATAAGCAAGCCATAGTTCCGTCACTTCTCACAAAGTATATAGTGCTGTCGGGTTCCTGCTTGTATGCGCTGTCGACAATCTGTACATTCTCTATGATATGCTTTGCAAGCAAGGTTAAGTCATTTCCGCCGTAGCTGTCTGTTTCATAACTATATGCCATATCCCTTACAGTGCTTCCACGTCCTTGTACAAACACGATTCTGCCGCCAATCATCAACGGCTCAACAGTGCTGCATCCGCGTGTAGTCTGCATTTTGGGAACGGCTTTAGATGGTGTTACAGTATCGCTGCCGCTTACTGTCCATTCGTTACCCGCAGTCAAGACGATTAAATCGGTGCTTGCTATCAAGTGTAAAATCTTAAACTGCTTGCGGCTCACAAACGCAAGTGCTACTGCGCTATCGTCGGTAACAGTGCCGCTGGCTTTCTCTACACTGAAATTGCCGTAGTCACCAGTTCTGCTCATCCATACCATGTAAGGCTGCTTCTTCGTGCCACCAAAGCATAGTCTGTCCTGGAAAAAGCAAAGTGTTTGCGGGTATCCAAATTCTTCACTCCATGCGCCCCATAAAAAGTTAGTAGTCATATCTGTTGAGCCTAACTCTTTTTCAACATGAGCTTTTGCCGTGCTGTCGCTGGTGATTTCAGTAATCTTTACAACGCCTTCCGCATTGTAGGCCATTGCTGTTAAATCAACAGTGCAAGTACCGCTACTGATAGTACATACCGCCCTTAAAAATACCGGTTCTGTTACGCTGCCGCTTTCGGACGGGTTGTAATCGTCTTTAGATGTATATTTTCTGTATTCCTTCCAACTTTCGCCATCGTCGCTTTTTTCTATAGCAAAACTGCCACTCCAAGTTCCGTGACTGATAACCTTCCAATTTTCGCCTACGCGCACTCTTTCAGTAGTGCCGTTGCTGGTTGATACAGTCTTGCTTGCAATCTCTTGTTTAAGTTTGATATACGCGCCAGGCTTGCTGCTAGCGAAAATATTCTTGTTGCTCGTCAAGGTAATATCGCCTTGCGTTCCCGAAGGTGTCAATTCTTTATTGCCGGTATATAAAATCTTTACCCAGCCATTAGCGCCTGCTTTACCACTCACACCGCCCCTTCTTGTACCGCCTGCGCCACCTGCAGCACCGCCACCTGCGCCGTATGTTATGCCTTGCGTGCCAACATTAGAATAATAGCCGTCCTTGCCATACATACGGCTAGCCGCGCCGCCTGCGCCGCCGCCTCTGCCTGTTAGTCCACACGCCGTACTGTCTGCGCCTTTAGTGCCGCTAGTAGCTGTTGTATCTTCGTAGTTGCCTGCACTATGAGCATAAGCACCGCCGCTGCCGCCGCTACCGACTGTAATCGTGTAACTTGTGCCTTTGGTCAGCGTTAGAGTTTTTATAATGCGTTCACCACTGCCGCCGTCGCCACCTTTGGCGGCATAATTATAAACTTGGTGTTCTCCGTGCCTTCTCCATGTAACGGCACCACCGCCGCCACCGCCTGCGCCAGCTATATCAATTTGATATTCGCCGGTAACAGTTGGTTGGAAATTGTAAGAGCCGGGCACGGTATAGCTTATGCCGCTATAATTTTCAAGCGTAGTTGATTCGTCAAAATACATATCAGTAATTTCAAAATCAGCAAAACGCCAGTCAGTGTCTGAATATCTTGCAAGCTGTTTCACGGGATATTTGCCGCTTGCAATAAACATAGTGTCTGCGCTTTGTACAAATCTCAAATCTTGCAGCATATCCGCCGTGTACGGTGTCATAACTTCTATGTTTATATAAAGTCCGTTCTTATGCACCCTTATATATTTCTCGCCAATCTCCAAAAGATAGTCGGTATTGTCTGCGCCGTTGAATGGTACCAGGATGCACGCTTTATCGTTATATTTCGTTCGTGCCATATACTTCATGCCCGGTCTGCGATAAATAGGGCCGTGCGGCTTGATAAGGCAGTTATAGGCTTGCAGCACCGCAAATTGGTACTTATCTAAATCGACGCGGTTGGCAACTTCGGCGCTGATTTCGCCGCCGGTAAACGCAGGCTGCAATAAATAATAAGGTGTTAACCCACTAGCCATAATTACGCCCTCCCGTCAAAATATTTGCTCGGATAGTCCGGCAATTCTTTCTTTTCGCTTGCCGTGGTATACTTCGCTTTCTGTAATGCCGCCATTGCAAGCTGATACTGCGTCTGCTGCAAGCCGCTGTTGCCGGTCAGTTGTACGCAGATATTAAACGCCAACATATGAGTAAACGCGCTCAAAAAATCACTTGAAAACATTTCCACGTCGTCAACATCATAGGTATATTCAAGCCACGCAGCAGGGATATTGCAGCCTATACCAAGCACGTTGTCACTTGCCATATATAAGTCCCACTCTTCCTGCTGCTGTTCGCCTGCCCTTATCATTGCGCCGGTGTCAGCGTCAAATATCTTGCGCACAGCAAGGCACTTTTCGGGGTAGGCGTAAACGTGGGACCAGTACGGAGATTCGATACTAAGTTCTGCAAGCTTGCTCACGCGCTTTGCAAATCCCCAAGTGTAGCTTCTTAATAACTCTTTGCGGGTAGGCTCATAAAACAGTTTGCACTGTCTGGCCAACTCCGACTGCTCATCTATATTGCTTATACGCCCTTTGGCGATATGAGCCAGCGCCATATTACATACATCGGTAATGTTAAGCATTTTAACTATTCCTCCTTGATTATTAAAAAAGGGAAGAGCTTTCGCCCTCCCCTTAAAGTACTAAATCAGCCCGGCCAGTTCGGAACAGTTTCAGTCAAGCCAGCAGTCAGTTTGCCGCCGCTTGCACCGGTAACAGTCAGTCTGGAAAAAGCCTTCATGCCATACGGCAGTTTTGCCGCAACCAAGACACCCTTCTTGCTGGCAGCAAGGGTATAAGTCGCAACAACGGTTTTAGTGCCGAAGCTTTCGCTGTCGGAAGTTTCCAGCGCCGCAGTGATAGTGCCGCTAGTAGCTAAGGCGGTCGGCGCAGTGATAACAAGAAACAACGGGTCGGCCGCATCACCGCCGCCAACGTTCGCAATTACATTGCTGGTCAAGGAATTGTCCATGTACATATTTTGCTGGTCAAAAATCATTGTTATTCACTCCTTCCGGTTATTGTACTGCCGCTTCGGTTTCGCTTTGGCAGTCAAGTTTCTTAATCTGAATACCTGCAAGGTACAGTTTAGGCGGTGCGTCCATGAAGTCTTGACGGGTAACATGAACATTGTTTTTGTTGTTCAGATAGCACTCCAGCCAAGAGTATACGCCGTCAGATACATACGCAACCGGCGCTTTCGGGTCTTGCAGACGGTTCTTTGCGAAGATGAATTTATTCATCAGCTCACGTTGCGCACTGTCAGTCAAAGAGTTAAGCTTTTGGACATCAATGTTGCACACGCGCACAATAGAACGAACATTTTGTACCGCTAAGCCGCACTTCCAAGAGTACAAGGTCTGCAATGCACGGAACGGCTTGTTGTTCTCGTCGTACACATCACTTTCGCCCAAGTCCTCAGTCTTCAAGCCTGCCTGGGTGCCTTTAGGATATACACCCATTACACGGCGGTCGCCCCAGTCTACGAAGTAGATAGAAGCATTAGTGTTAGTGCCAGGAGTACCAGCGGAAATCACCTGGTGTCCTGGAGTGCCTTTGCCGCCGTCGGTCAAAGTATTGTAGCGAATTGCAATACCATTGAAAGTGTCCGGGTCTTCATCTAAGTTGCCGTACAAGAATTGACGTGCGACGTATTGGCCCATGCCTTCTACGTGTGCATCATCCTCTGCCATACGGAAAGCCTGCGGATTCGGTTTACCGGAAAGCAATTCAACGTCCACGCAGGAACGGTCCTCCAAGTGCATACATACATCAATGCGCTGTTTTACAGTGCCTTTAGTCGGAGAAGTACCGCGGTTAATACGACGGATAGACGGAGAAGGCAGGCTGGCACGAATAGTAGTTTTAGTACCAATCGGCAAATCGCCTTCCATCCACCGAATATCTTCCATAATAGGATTGGATTCGTTAAGCACTTCCATAACGCGGTCAATAGCGCCTTGCGGAGTTAAATACTTTCGTAAGTCACTCATAGTTTGGGAGTAACCAATAGTAGCCATAGTTTCATCATCCTTCCTGTTTTTCAATTAAAAGTTAATAAATTATTTGTACCTGCTCCAGTCGGTTTTCGGGTACATGTTTGCTGCAATGCCTTGCGCAGCGTTTAAGCCTTGTGCGCCGTTTTGTGCAGCCAAGCCGGGGTCCTCGCCAAGCAGTTCGCCAAGTTTCGCAAATGCTCTCACGATAGCAATTTGATTGCCTGCGCCGGTGATTTCCAGTGCTTCACGCACATTCAAACCCGGATACATTGCCTCCAATTTACGGCAGGCAGTATCACAAAGGCCCTGTACTTTGCCCAAGTCTGCGCCCAGTGCCGTTTTAGCTTCATCGCCCCATTTAGCAATTTCTTGTGCACGGAGCTGTTCTACGCCTTGCACTACACGGCTTGCATACTCTGTGCCATACTTCGCAAGCGCTCTTGCCTGGTCATTGCTAAGGTTCATGCCTTTGATGACATCTACAAAGCGTCCTTGCTCATCAGCACTAAGCTCATAGCCTTCCGGCATTTCTACTCCTGCAAAGTCATAATTCACTGTGCCGGGCTGCTGTTGTGCGCCTTGCCCATTACTTCCGTTCCCTGCAATAGTGCCGGAAGCACTTGTATTATTAGTTGCATTAGTAGTCGGTTCTGTTTGCTGCTGTTGCGCTGCGGTATCGGGTTGCTGCTGTGCGCCTTCGCCGTTTACAACTGTGTTTTCGCCGTTCTCGCCCATTAGTTATTCCTCCTTGTTGTTATCTACATATTCCACTGCAAGCTCTTGTAGCTTTAGTTGGAATTCTGCATACTCCATTTCAGCCTGCTGCTTTAGCTCTATGCCTTGCAGCCCAAGCGCTAAAATGCTTTTGATAATGCCTAAGCCTACATCACGGCGGCCTTCGTTGTAGAAAGTCTTGCTGTTGCCGGTAAAGCACATAGAGTTTACTTTGGTTACGTCAAGCATACGCATCAAAAACCAGCGCCCGCTTTCGCTCCCCAGCAGGTCAAGCAGGGCCTCTTTATCCCTTCTTGCCTGTTCTCTTACCATGTACTCTGTCAGCAGTGCTTGCCTTCTATCATCGCCGGTATTGGATTTATATTTAAACTGCTCGCTCATTATTCCCAACCTCCCGGCACGCCTAGCCAGCTTGTAATAGCCGGATTGGAATCATTCGCCGCCGCAGTAAGATTTTTGGCCGCCTCTGCCGCAGGAGCCGCAGCCTGTGCCATTGCCAAGCCTTCCTGCATTTCCTGCTGCCGTTGCATTTCCTGCTGCTCTTGTTTGAGCATTTCTTGTACTTCTTCATCACTGCGCAATGCCATTGCAGGCACGCCAAGCATTTCAAAGTATTTTGTAATAGCACCCAACGGGTTAATCTTCTTCGTAACTTCTGGCCATACTTGCGCCATCTGTCCGGTTTGTGCTATCGCCTGTTCGATATTCACAAGTCCGCTCATCTTCTGCGCCTGCGCCAAAGGTGAAATATAGTCCACTTCTACATCCTCTTCACTCAAAATGTCTTGTAGTTCTTCCGGTACCGGTGGGAATCCACCGCTTCTGTCGATGATGTTATATACACGTTGAAGAATCAGTGTTAAGAATTCATCCTGCAATCGCTCAACCACCGGGCCTAGCTGTTGCAGTTTTTCCTGCGTTCTCTCCATAACCTCTCTAGCAGTCATGCGGCTATTATCAAGGTTATCTAACATCAAGAACAAATCAGCACTGTATGCTCTCTTTATAGCATCCTCAACGCGAATAATTTCTTCCTGCGCGTCCTTCAAGTCAAGGTCAACCGCGAACAAAGGCTTAACCATATCTTGCGTCTGGTCATCTACGGCTGTTAGACCGCCAGGCATCAAGTTAATACCGCCGTTATTCATAAGGCTTGGACTGCCTTGCATCGGCGGCTTTATCTTTAACTCTATTGCTGTGAGATAATCTTTTTTCAGCAGTTGCAGCATTTTACTGTCGCCTTCTGCAAACCACGCAGGACCTCTTGCGTATGCCTCATTGCCGCTGACAAGATAACGCGCTACCGGTACTGCTTCTTCTTCAAAGCCGCCAACATACAAGTATTCGTCACTCTCTGACTTTTCCAACCAGTACACGCTTCTATACGGCATATTCAGTCTGTCCATGTAGCCAGGCAGCTTATCACTGTTAGGCTCTACCATCCAGCAGACTTTATACTTCTTAGTAAGATTGGTCTGATTGTCTAACAGTCCTTTCAGATTGTCGGGCAAAGCGTCTACGCCGAAGCAGTCTGCTAGCTGCTGCAAAGTCATATCGTACTTTCTTGCAAAAGTAGTTACCTTGCCGAAGCCGTCTGCTTCAAGTGCATAAGTACCGATTGTCATTGTCTGAAACCTCACGCCGTTTTCTGCGTCGTAGAATATAGCCATCGGGCACTGTCCAAAAGGCAATTCCAGATATACAGTATGGATGCTGTTATAGAAGTTGCTCTTTGCAAGCACGCTTGATACAATCTCTTGTCTTGTGTCAAGCACCTTCATAGCCTCAACATTCGTATTCAGTTCCGGCCGTCTATATGCAAATCTGAACCACTGGCGGCTCGGCGGTGTAAGTCCGCTCATAACGCCAGCAGCGAATACCTGTGCCGCTCTCCAAGCTACCCCGTGCACAATCTTTAAGTCACGTCTGCGTGCGGGATTGGTCTTGTCTGCCGTATCGTCAAACTCTCCGACGAATGGGAGCTGATAATCTCTTATCTCTTTCCATCTGTCTACCCAATCTCGCCTATCCTCGTACATGCTTTTAAGCTTACGCACCAAACGTTGGCGGTCTGGCAAGTTCTTTTTCAGCGGCACCCCGTCACTAGGAAGTGTTCCCTGTGGCTTGCTCGCCGCTATCGTTTGAAAGTTCATAAGCTGTTACCTCTTAGCCTAAAGTATTACGGCCGCCCTCGCCGCCACTAGCAATAGTGCTTGTCTGCGTAGATGAAAAGCCTCTGCGTTTCTTCTTGTTACTGTCGCTGCCGGCCGCAACTTCGCTGCTTGTCGCAACGGTAGTCGGTGCCGGGTCCACCTTTTCAATAGTCGGCATGTTGCCGCCACCGAATAATTTTGCAATGCCACCCATTTTTAAATCGCCCCCATAATCGAATATTCTGTGTTGCACATCAGCACTTTAGGCTTTCTATCGTCAAACCCTAACTGCCTTAATGGAACATTCCTTGCAAAGGTTAATACTAGGCCGTCTGCAAGGTCCGGTGAACGTCCTAGTTTTTCTTTTATTTCCTCTTTAGGCGTTAACATCAAACGCCCATTCTTGGAATACTTATAGTGAATAACTGCCAGTTCTTCTCTTAGTCCCGGTTCTTCCGGCAAAGCTCCCCCAGCCTCTATCCACTCTTTTAACTTAAAATACATCTCTGCTCTGATGTTCTCATATCGCTTATTCTCAATAGCCGCTCCCTGGAACGGTATCTCTCGTAAAGCTCTATAGCCCATCTGCTTCAATCTGTCGACTACGCCAGCGCCCATGTTGCCAACGTCTATAAAGGTCATATCTGCTTTATTTTCATCCATTGCCAAAGCAATATAATCTGCCGTCTGCATCGTGTTCAGTTTCTTATAAACTCTCGGCCTTGGGTACACCATTAGTCCCTTACGCTGCCATATGCACGTCCTGTCATCACCAAAACGCGCTATATCTGCGCCCTGGATAAGCGGCATATCATACGGAATATCCTTTTCCGTCAGCTCTCTACTGAAAGCCTTATCTAGTTCCTCCAGGCTGAAAAGCTCGTTGATTGCCGATACGCTAAAGTCACACAAATACTCTTGTCTGAATTCTACCTCCGGCATATCCTCTTTCAGTTCTTCTATGCTCTTTGCGTCTAAGATGCCGCTATCGTACACGTTCGACAAATACGCAAAATAACGCTTATTCGTCTTAGCCTTCTTGTACATCTCATAGAAGTTGTTCTGCCCTTTAGGTGTACCGATGAAATAGCAATAGCCTTTTCTGTCGCCGTTCTCTATCGCAGGTCGGATTATCTGTGTCCACATCTCCGGCTTCATGTCTGAATATTCGTCAAGTATTACGCCGTCCCAATATGTACCACGCAACGCGTCGGGATTGTTCGCACCAACGATATATATCCTCGCTCCCTGTGCTCCAGGTATCTTACTAGGGAATTCAACATACTTCTTTGTTTCATTCACCTTAATGCCCTCTATGACGCTTGTGTAATACTTCAATGGTCCCCATGCAATAATTTCCATCTGTGCACTGAACGGACCTACCAAAGCATACTGCGGGCTGATTAAGTCACTCTGCAAAGCATCCCTTATAAGGTGATTCACCATTCCGATGGTCTTACCAAAGCGGCGGTGTGCTACGATTACTGCAAAGCGGTGTCTGCTTAATTCCTTATGCAGCACCTTCGCCCATGCAGGTCGTGGAGTATATGGTATCTGTATTACGTTTTCCATGTTTACCCCCCTTGAAAAAATCGTTTTGGTAATTTTTGGTATTTACCTCCCCCGGCGGCTGCGAAATTTTTGGGCCCCACCCCCACTCAATGTCAGCGGGAAAGGCAAGAACCAAAATCAACTTTTGCGAAAACCCAGGGAAATCACCAACGCCAGCGCCGCCAAACAAAAGCCAGAACCAACGCCCAGCCAAAAACAAAAACGTGGTAGGCCTGCCGCATCAGCCAGGCAGGAACGGCCGCAGCACATCACCAGGCGAACGCCTGCCGCTAACATCATCAGCCAGGCCGTCAACATCTGGAACCGCCAGCTAATCAGCAGCAGCAGGATAATATTTTACGTCCGATAATAAAGATTATGTTAAAAGCTCTATCTATGTTTATGTTTTGGTAGCATCTTCTGAACAATCGTTTACTACTATTGCGTCATCTGCTGCGCCCCAATGATACACAGCCGGGCCCTTGTTGGCGTGCGTCTGCTTGTCAAACGCGCCAATACTATCAGCGTACATTTTGGAGGCGGCTAGTCTATCCTTGTTGCTGGCCTTGGCGTCAGTCATGATTTTTAACCAATAGGCCTGCAGGTCCTGCACAGCCAGGACGGCTACAGCCGCGCCCTGCTGCTTTAGCAGCGCCGCACATTCTTCCAGCGTCTGCGGCTGGGTGGCTATTGCCGGAGGTCTGCCTCTTGTTGGTGTATTTGTATTACTTAATAAACTTTTAATTTTAAACATCACATCACACTTTTGTTACAACCCCTATATAATATATTATTAATATCAATCACAACAAATTTTGTAAACATCAATAATATAAACACAATCAATAATCTTTATTTGCAAGAATCCAACAATAAAAAAGATTGACAAATAAAAGCTGTCAATCATCAATAAAATTATATTAATTATCTTGTTTTGAATTATATACCCTAAAAAATGCTATTAAGTCAATGACACATTATTATATTTTTGTGAACGCTGTCAATCTATTATAAATATTGCTGAATAAAGAAGAACGGCCGCCGCTGAACATCTGCCAGCGTGCAGCCGTTGCTATCCTCTTATAATGTTATTATTTACCCTCTGCGGGGCTGCCGTCGCTATCTGCTGGCGGCGCGGGGAACGTCAGAACGGCGCGCCCGGCATCATCTACAAACGCCAAGCGAACGCCGCAGGTCTGCGCCAGCTTAACCAAATCATTAATAGCCCAGCTGTTACGGCTCAATTTGTTCCGCACGGCGGGGACCGTCATCCCCAGGCCGTCAGCCAATGCCTGCGAACTCATGCAGCGCATAGCAATTAGCCCCTTGATTATAGCTTTACTGTTATCCATGTTTTACACCTCCATTATTTGTTGTCTACATTATACCGCATAGCGGTGTGATTGTCACCAAAAAAAATAAAAAATAATCAAAAAAGGTATTGACAAGCATAATCAACGACATTATAATATAACTGTAATCAAGATACAGATACCGAATAACGGTATACATTCAAGGAGGAACAAAAAATGACTAAACGCATGGAACAAACTCAAAACGCTAAAATGATTCAGTTGGCGCTTTACCGTGAATACGGCTTCCAGCCGTGCTTGAAGGACATCGAAATTCTGGAAAGCGTCGAAAACCCGGACTTCCCCTGGCATCTTGAAAGGGCCTACGTTGAAATCAAAGGCCACTTTTACACCATCTATCAAAACGAATTTGGCGGGTTGACCGTACAAAAATATTAAAGCTGACGGCGGCCCCGTTGGGGGCCGTAAAGCTGCCAGGCAGAAGGTCCGAAGCCCTAGCCAACAGCCGAAAGGAGAGAATAAGAAAATGACTTTTGAAAAGTATAATGCGAACCCCGAAAATAAAAATATTGGTGATTGCTCAATTAGAGCAATCTGCACGGCAACCCCGTTAACCTACCAGCAGGCTAAAAAGCTACTGGAAACAAAGGTATTTGAAAGCGGCGCTGCATGGAACACCGTGAAGAACATCACCGCCGCCCTGGCTGACCTGGGAATTGAAGTTAAAGCCGCCAGCCGCGAAACAGTCAACAGCTTTACAAAGCATTGCGACACCGGCGCCAGCTACGTTGTTTTTGTAGCAAAGCACGCCGTAGCCGTTGTTAACGGCGTTATCTATGATACATGGGACAGCAGCCGTCGTTTTGTAAAATTAGTTGCCAAAGTCAGCCGCGAGAAATTCGCCGAATTGAAAGCCAAATACAACCCGGAACCTAAAAAGGAGGAAAAGAAAATGGACTGGAAAAAGATTTTTGCCGCTTGCGAAACAATCGAGGAACTGAAAAAGGCGTTTAAAAAAGCCTGCATGAGCTGCCACCCCGACAAGGGAGGCACGGCCGCCGAATTTAAGGCAATGAGCGCAGCGCACGACAAGCGCGCCGCCGAACTTGCCGAAAGCGAAAGCCGCCAGGAGTGGCAGCGCAACAAGAAAGCCGACGGCACTTATAAAACAGCCGCCGAAATCCTGGCCGAACAAGCGGAATTCGCCGAAATTCTGGCCGTGCTCATGGGCTTGAAAGGCCTTGAAATCGAGATATGCGGTAATTGGTTATGGATTGGCGGCGAAACGAAAGCCGCCAAGGACGTTTTGAAGGAAGCGGGCTGCAGATGGGCCAGCAAGAAAAAATTATGGTATTGGCACGCCGGGGAATGGGTGAAGAAGGTCCGCCGCACGTTGAGCATGGACCAAATCCGCGACCTGCACGGCAGCGAGTTTTTAAAGTACCGCCCGGAAACGCCCTTGTTACAATAGCCGAAACGCCGCCCCGCGCGGCGTATACCGGGGACCGGCCGCCCCGGTACTGATGAGGCAGGCCAAAAGGAGGAAGAAACCATGAGCAAAGCCGAACAATTAGTAAAAGCTATAGAAACAAGCCTTGCAGCCGTAGAACCGCGCCGCGCGTTATGCTGGCGTTTATGCCGCGAACACGTGGCACGAATCACCACGGCACACACCGTTGCGGACCTGGCAAATCATTTTGCCGCCGCGTTTTTTGCGGCTGAAGCGGTAAACGCAGAGGCTCAAGGCGTTTGCCGTTGCTATATCGCCTACACTGATATTTTTAAAGTGGAAACGCGCGAAAAGAGCACGCGCCTTGACCCCATCCGCGACGCCATCCGCGCCGCTGGCTATTCAAACGGCTATGACCCCACCACTTTAAGTTATGACGTTGACAAGCGCGAGCACGTTCACGCAAGCTTTACGGTTGGCCCGTGGGACCGCCCCGGCGGTGATTGGAATAACCGCATTTTAAACGGTGACTACATGCGCGACGAGCTGAAGCGCCTGGAAAAGCAGGCCAGCGGTAAAAGCCCGGCCGAAATCATCAGCGACGCAGAAGCGGCAGCCGCCGCCTGGCAGATGCTGAAAAAGCAACAGGCGGCGTACCAAGATAATATTTGCATTTTGCGTAAAATGCTGTCAGTTGTCACCTTTGACGATTGGAACGATTGGAAGGTAAACGCTTATTAAAACAAGGAGGTTGAAGCAATGAAACGTGAAGAAGCGTTAAATTTATTGCTGAAAATTGAAGAATTTCGCCAGCAACCGGCAATGCATAAAGCGGAACATGATTTTTCATGCCGTATCATTGCCGCTATGGTTGCGGAAGCAGGCGGCTTTAAAAGCCGGAACGAATGGACCGCAGAAATCAAGGAGGCTTTAAAGTGAAGCGAAAGAAATTTTATCAGCTTGACGGCGTGTGTCGTAATAGTCATAATCTTATTATTGACCTTGCGAATAATTGCAGCGTTGCAATTTACGGACCGAAAGTGTTCTTTGTTTGCTGGTTCTTCACCGGCAACCCCGGCCGCATATATAAGGCGGAAGTATACGGAACAAGCGTAAGCAATTTTTGTTTAGACCGCTGAATCAGCAACTTAAACTATTCAAAAACAAGCCCCAGGGCAAACGCCCCGGGGCTTTTCTGTATCCTATAAATGCGAGCAGGCTATATATTTTTGAAGTCGAAATGTTTTACAGGTATAACCCTAGGGCTGCCATGATTGGAACACGTGGCGGCCCTTTTCTGCGCGCGTGGCACATACTTTAGGGAAGCGAAAAGCAAAAAAGCCCGGCAGCACCGGGCTTTATAGCAAGCGTTTTCTTAATGTTTGGAAGCGGCAGCGCCGCGCGCCTGCCTTTACTTTTCTTGCTTCTGTTCTGCCCTGGCCTTCTGGAAGCTGTTGGCGTTTATGTCAATCCGTAATAGCCCTTCTTGAATCGCCAGCATGAGTAGGCCGTCAATGAACGAGCGGCGGCGAAGCGCATACACCTGCGGGCTAATCTCATCAATTACGGAAATTTTGCGGACCGTCCAATGGTATACGTACCGGTGTTGAATCGCCTTATAAGACTTATCGCCGAACCGCTGCCGAAATAAGAGAAGCGAACGTTCCATCACATCCAGCCATTTTTCCGGTTGGTAAACCAAAAACGCCTGCCCAAGATAAATACAACGGACCGCGGCAAGCGGCGTTACCGCTTGAATCGCGAGCCGTGCCGTAGAATCGCCGCCGGTCCTCATATCAAATTCCAAGCGTTCCGCCCTCTGCTGCATCCTGGCGGAAACAACCGCTTTACCAATCGCGTTTTTTGCAAAGAGTAAGCTTTCTGCATAATCTGCGGCTTCTGCGTAGTCCATTTTCTTTACCAGTCCACATCATCAAGCGGGTCTTTCCGTTCCTCTTTCGGAGGATACGGCGCTGTATTTTCCGCAATTCTGACACATTCCAAATGCTCCATCAGCAAGTAGCTTGCCTTAGAGTTTTTGCCGTTTCTGTCCACATATAAATCAGTCTGGAAGCGGCCGCCCACAATAACTTGCGAGCCTTTTGTAACAAAATTGCTGATATATTTAATCAGTCCAGGCACAAAGCAGCGGCAAGAAATGTAATCGTAAACGCGCTTATTATCTTTATCTCGATATTGGCGAGCACACTGTATTTCCAGGGTGCATACCTCTTTGCCGTTCTTCATAACTTTTGCATCCGGTTCAAATTTTACCCAGCCAAGTATCAAACAATTATTCAACATTATAAATTTTTACCTCAACCTTCGGAATAACACTATATTTTTTATAAACTGTAAGCTTAACAATCTGCTTATCATCCTTATAGACAATACCAGATATAGAATCAAGAATAATCTTTGCGACGTTATCAACATCGGGTTTTTTTATCGGTAACTGTAAGCCGTTTAAAGCCTGCTCCTTGAATTTTTTTGACTTGCTGGCAGGAATACCCACGTCAGCTATTATCTCAACGCCCAGGGGCAATTCCGTAAGCGTCAGCCCTATATTCTGCATTGCTTCACTAGCTAACAGTTTGACGTAGGCTTTATAGTTACGGCTTTTCTCCGGGTCGTATGCTTTTACAAATCCGCCATGAGTAGAAAAGCGCGGCCGTCCCTGCGCCGTCGGTTCGCCCGGAATCGTGAATGTTAATTTCATTTTTCTGCATCCTCATTGCTTTTCTGTACTGAATTGCCAGAATTAAGCTCATTTTGTAAATCGCGAAAAGCTTTAATGCTTTTGTTTGCAGCTGCGATTAAAGCACTATCAAGGCAAGGCCCCAGGCTATATGTTTCTTCGTCCTCAGCCTTCGCCAGCTCCGCCATATACAAGCCAATCAGACTATATACGGCAATGTCCTTCAAACTTTCAGCGATTTTATCGCCGTGAATATCGTGAGTATAAACAAAGGCGATATGCTTTGCCATATACGCTTTCAGTTCCTCAAACATGCCCTCTGCATCGTCGCTACGTCCGTTCAGAAGCGCGCCGCAGCGGAAATTAGCAAGCTCATCTGCGCCGGAGGAATACTGCTCATGCTTTTTCTTGAACAGTTCCTCCAATTCGTCAAGCTGGCTATACATAAATTCGCTTAACCCTTTATTCATATTTTTGTGCCTCCTTCACATAGTCAACATAATAGACATCCTTAAAATCTTCCGACACTTCTGCTTCTGCCTTAACCTGCGCTGCATCGGCGTTCTCAGCCTCAACGCAGGTTTGCAAGTCCATATCGGGAAAAGCGATACTCTTCCAGGTTACAAGATACTTCATTGTCTCGCTTCCCTTTCCTGTTTAATTGCCTCCAATATCGGCCGCTGAAATTCGCAGTCATCATCAAACTTAACCTTGCCGTCTTTGCCTCTGCGCATCTCCATTAACTGAAAATTCCAGTCAATGTCGCGTTCCATTTGTTCCAACATCCAATCCGGCATTTCATGGAGATTCTCCACCAATTCACTTTGGATAGCCGCCAGACTCTGCGTCGGGATTCTATGCACGGCATAGCGGAAAGCGAACAGCAGGACGTTTAATTTTTCATTTGTCATTTCCTCACCCCCGATTTTCAACTCCGACAATTTCAACACCTACAAGGTATTGCTGTAAAACCTCCGCATCATAGCAGCAGAACACTATTTTACCATTGCTGTTAAAGACGCGAATTTCTTCAACATTGCCGAACTCCTCATCTATGTCAATTTCTAAATCTCCTTTGACACAAATGTAAGCGTCGTCTATAAAATCCGGCACATCATTGGTAAAAGATTGCAGAATTTCATTACCAAAAATACTGCCATTTATATACATAACGTATTCTACGACTATAATGAACACGCGCTCCCTGTTTTGGGGAACGCCGTAGTCTTTGCTGTTGAGAGTGTCCCATTGGAGAGAGTACCCGTACCCCCCCACTTCAATGAGCAGTCTAAGGAAGTCAAATCCATTTCCAATGCTAAGTAAATTTTTAACATTTTCAATGAGTAACCATCGGGGTCTATCTTCTTGCCTACGGCCGGCAAGCAGTCGCATAATTTCGTAAAACAATCCGCTTCGCTCACCTTCTTGCAGGCCTTTTTGCTTGCCTGCGACGCTGATGTCTTGGCATGGGAAGCCGAAGCACCAGAGGTCGGCGGCTGGAACATCATAAGGCTTAGTTGCTCGAACATCATGCGATTCCCACTCTCCTTCCGTATCGTACATAGCTTTATACGCTGTCCTGGCGTACTTATCAAACTCGCAGAAGCCGACGCATTTATGCCCGGCTTGCTCTAAGCCTAAGCGTATACCGCCTATTCCTGCGAAAAAATCTACAAAGTTCATTTCTGCCTCTCCCTCGCTCCGCACTTCTGCGGCGTATTCTCACACCGCTTGCACGGGCGGTCGCACTCACAACAGCAGATGTGCAGCAGAGTGCTTATCACGCAGTCCGGTGTAACAGCCCTGCAATAGTATTTAGGCTTTAAGCGTGTTTCTAGTGCGCTGGCAGTTTCATCCTGCTGCGTAATGGTTTCCGGCGGCTTCGGTGCACCAGTCAGTCCCTTTACCTTTGCTTTACATCTCAACAGGCCACAAGATTTTTCCTTGCCTTTCTTAAACTCCCAGATGGTCACTTTTTTTGTTTTGCCACAATCGCAACGCACCAAGAAGTAAGCTGAACCCCTATCCTGGTAGCCTAAATACTTCTCAACCGTCAGCGTGCCAAATTTCACGCCAACCCATGCCGTCCAATTATTCACGCCAGCACCTCCAAAGTAAGCGTATCGCCACATTTCAGCAGCTTACTTTTACAAGGCTCATTATGCTTGCGACTGTACGTAAAGTCGTTCATGTAGCATTGCAGGATACGGAATTGATTGTCAATAGCGTTATCATTCAAGCCAATCTGCCGGCCGTATTCAAACACTGCTTTATCCTGCGGCATATACGGCATAATGAGCCGGTGTTCCGTCAGCTTTGCCGCCGTCCATTTCAGCAGCATACTGTTCAGCCTATCAGCAAGCGGCTTGCTGTCGCTCAGCTTCTCCATGTTGCAGCGGTTTATATTCTCCTGCACATGAGCTTCTTCTGCCTGCTTCAAAGCAGCCTGCATCAGCGCCGGGCTGATTATATTCACGTTAAGGCCGTTCGCACCGGTCAAGGTAAGCGCAATCTGCTCTGCTTTCTCCCACCGGTCAAGGCCTATATTTTGCTGGTTGAAAATTCCTGCCCAAAGATTGACGGTTTCCGACAAAATGCGTTTAGCTTCTTCCAGGCGGTCAAAGCCTGGGCGCATATCCTGCGGCATCCGCTTGCCCGCCTGCTGCAGTTTAACAATCGTTTGGGCTATCCTCTGTTGTGTCAGCATTCTTTTCCTCGCCTCCGTACAATTCGCTTACTAAGTCCATACTGGAATATCCGGCACCTGTGTTCTGCTTCTTGTTGTTGCCGCTGACGTAGTTTCTTGCTACGGTCTGCACATACGCAAAGTTTCTTGCGCCGTGCTCAACCGCTGCCAATATTCCCTGTTCAATGGCAGCCTCGCCAACCTCACCTAACAAGGCTTGCAGTTTTTCTCCGACGATTGGAGTAAGCGGCATAATGTTTTTCTCCCACAAGGCAAAAATTTCAGTATGCGTTTTTTCCTCGTCATCGTCTTTTCTTTTAGGATGATGATAATCATCCTTTTCTTTATCTCTATACTCTATACTCTTATCTCTAATCTCTGTCGGACATTTTGTCCCTTTTTCTGGGGACATTTTGTCCCCACTTTTCGGGACATTTTGTCCTTTTTTATTTTGCCGTTGTGTCTTTTTCTTCGTCGCTGATTCTGACGCACTGCCACTACCGGTCATGTTAGCAACCTCCGGCAAGTAGCTTTCGCCTTTATCGTTCTTCTCAATAAGGCCAATTTGTTCAAATAAAGCAAGCGCACTTTCGACGATTTCAATATCAAATTGCGTCTGTTTAGCGATTGATTCAGCAGTATGCTGAATAGTCATTTTGCCGACCTGCCGTACAAGTACGCCGTCAGTTTTCAGCGATTTCAAGCACAGTTTAAGGTACAAGAGTACGTATTTTTCGCCGTTTTCCTGGTCCTCTAGCCACTCAACAACATCACTTTCAAAGAAGTTTTCGTTGAGCTTTAACCAATAATACCTGCCAGCCATGTTTTACTCCTCAAAGTATGTCGGCACTTCGTACACCATTTTATTGTTCTTCCGGTATACTTTGATTCTTCCGTCCTTCTTGCAGAACTTCAAAAATCTATACCAGCGTTTCGGATTGCTTTTTCTATGCGAATACATAGAAAGAAGGTGAAGTCCAACGGCTCCCTTGACAAGCTCAAAGAATAAGTCGAAAGCATCCGGCTTTGCTTCTTCTAAATCGTCCGCAAATTTGTTGCTGTAGCCAAAGTGTCCTTCACCTACAAGAACTATTGCTTTGCTTTTTTCGCACGGTGTCGCTTTTATATTCAACATTTTGTCCCGCTCCTTTCAAATTTTTAGGGGACATTTTGTCCCAAAGTTGGGGGACATTTTGTCCCCACTTTTCGGGACATTTTGTCCCCGATGATTTTGGTTATTTCATGCTTGCTTCAATTTCTTCTGCCGTGAAGATTTCGCCGGTTGCAGTATCAACCTTGCCGCCCTCTGTAAGCTCCTGCGCTTGCTCCTGCGCTTGTTCTGCGTCAACGTCGATGTATTCAGCCTCGCCGGTTTCTTCGTTGAGCACAGCGGCTTTCCCGTCATTTTCAAAGGCGGTCAATAATTCGATAGACTTAGGTGCATATGTTTTCAAAATAGGCAACAAGACTGTTTTGCAGGCCATTGCGTCAAAGTCAGTTTTCCAAGGTCCTTTATTGAACGCCTTGCTGAAGCGTTTTGCGTGAGCAAGTACCTGCTCTTTAGTTGAATAGTGCGCTTTTCTAAAACCGCCAACTGTTTCGATGGCCGCGAAGTAACCCACTACATTATCACTTACCGCTTCGCCGAGTTCATAAGTCTCATCGAATTTATTCCAATGTTTCAACTCTCCCTCATAAACTGGCACCATGATAATTTTTTTCATATACCCGCTGCGCATAGCGAGCTGAATTAAACCTTTGTATCCAATTTGAAATTGAGCTATACCGGCATAAGCAACAATATATGCTTCGCCGAGAGTTGGCACGATTTGAAGTTTGAGGCTTGCTGCCGTAGCTGCTGCTGCAAGCACTGTATGATAATCCGCTGCGCGCAACAGTTTATCGTTGTTGTATACTGTTAACACGCTAGACAGATAACTGCCGGCGTTTTCACCAAGCATTTTTTCGAAACGTTCTTTGACCGCTGCGCTGTTAATTGCTAAGCTTAAAGGCGACGGTGCCTTTGCAGTACTGCTATTATTTCTTTTTTGAATACCATTAATAGTTGCCATTATTCTTTTAACCTCCTTAATTTCAAACAATCTTTTTCGCTGTCATATAAAATTTCTTCCAGCGACAAGTCTAATGCTTGTGCCAATTTTACACGTGTGCGCAATGCAATATTTTTTACTACGCCGCATTCGTATGAGCTGATAGTTGGCTTTTCTAAACCGACCATTTTAGCAACATCACCTTGCAGCAGACTTAATTTCTTCCGTTTATGGAAGAAGATTAAGCCTAATTCTTCTTGCTCTGTAAGGCTCATTTTAACGTAAACCTCATACTAGGCTTGCCAACCTTAGCATACTTTGCATATACATCCGGCAGGTCTTTTTTCAGTGCCTTATCATCCAGAGTTACTCTTGCGGCAGTCTGTTTATAAGTGATTTTTCTATCCATAAACACGCCGCTTTCACTGCCGTTAAGCATGAGCTTTAACGCATTCTGCGCCTGGGCTAACTGCTCTAGCAGCACTTTTTTTGTTGCGTTCAATCCGTCAATACACTTTATGTATTGTTCTGCCGCACTCGGCAGTGCGATACTGTCAACCGCTAACTTATCCTTGTTCATCTTGTCAATGGTTGCGGCGGTACTTTCGCTGCCGTCGACCTCCGGCGGGATATTGCTTTCGAGATTACTCCAAAATACAATAGCTTGCGCTCTCATATCTTCGATAAACTCATCGTTGCGTGGAATTTCTTTCCATACAAAATGGTTGCCGCCAATCAAGCAGGCGATGTACCATTTATCACAGCCGGTAATAGCCATATACCATTGACACTGGCAATAGTAACTGTCTGGCAGCTCGTCACCGTCCCAATCTTTCGACTTAAAGCCGTTCGCAGTCTTACATTCAAGGCCTGCGTTCTCGCCTACCACAAGGCGGTCAACGTTCGCAAGCATGAATTCGTATGATTCATCTTGCAATGTGCCGCATTTGCGAACCTTTTTACCGGTCAGCTCACAGAATCTGTCAGCTACAACCTGCTCAAGCACCGTACCCCAATAAACAAATTCGTTGTTAGAGAGGTCTTCCGGCTCAACGTCACCATGCTTTTCAGCATAGAGTGCGTAAGCACTCTTCCAGGGATTCAGTCCCATGATGCAGGCAATATCGCTGCCGCCGATACCGCTATTGCGGACGCGTTCCCACGCCACGCGGTCAGCGGCCTGCTCAACTGTCATAATTAATTTGCCCTTCATTTTTCTATTTTCCCTACTTTCCCACTTTTCTCTATATCTTCCAACATACGTTTCGCGGAGAGAGTTGTCATATACGTAATATCTTCGTCGGTCAACGCTCCCACGATGCGATACATCACATCTTTAGCGAGGTTCGGTACGTTGTAATTTTGCTCTGCAATTTTTACAGCACTCCACAGGTGAACTACTGTAGCCGCCGCCATAACCTCAAAGGCCTTGGGGTTATTTTTGATAACCGATACGCTTATTCCAAGAAGCGCTTTTATAAGGTATTCATCGACCTTATTCATATCGCCTTTGACGCCAACAATGTTTGCATTGTGGTTAGCGGCAAGCACTACGCCGCCATTGCGGACGAAATCTTTAATCGCCAGCTCGAATTCGTTGTTCATAAAATCAATCTCCTTTCAAAAATAAAATTAAATTTCTTTATACAAAGGGATAACGATTTGTTGTCCCGCTTGTAACTCTTTACCTATAAGATTGTTATGCTTGCGAATATCAAACATCAGCTCGCGACAATCTCTGTACTTGTCCTGCTCTTTCATATGAGCATTTGCAATATCCCACACTGTTTCCCCCTCGCTTACATAGTAAGCAACCAGGGTTCTGCTATAACTAGGGAACAAAAAACCATGTGCTCTAATGGCCAGCTTTGCAGCGCTGCCACCAGTCAGAAAGATAAGACCGGCAAGCAGCATGACAGTGATGACAAACGCTTTCACTAAGCCTTTAGTAGTCTTGCTCATTTTCCCCATCCTTTCATAACAACCTTGCGCCAGCACTCGCCACCGCTGCACACGGTAACAAGCAGGCCGCTTTCCTTATCTACTACTTTAGAGAAGTTCATGTGCGACAAGTCTTTACCGCACACAGCGCATTTTCTCTTTTTCCTGGTCATTCGTACCTCCAAACTTCTGCCTCTAAGTCAAGAGACGTAATCCCCATGTACTCAGCAAATTTTGCGGGGCTGATATGATAAGCCCAGCTCTTTTTACTGCTGGCGTGAATAGCCACGCCGAACGGTAACGCGCCACTACGCAGGCCCATGCGGACGAACATTTCGCTTTTCTGCATGAGCCGTGCCGCCGTTTTAATAGGAACGTTTCCAAGCATTTCTATTTCCTCCTTTTCATAAAGCGCATTGCCGTTTCATAACGCTGATTCATGCGTTCAATAACGCCAGCGCACTTTTCCTTTTCGGCTTTCTTTTCCAGTGTGTCGCAGCAGACAGCCGCCATGATTCGCTGCATATCCTTGTCAGTGTTCTTATTCAAAGCACACCTCCTGCCCGCGCCGACGCTAGGCGCGGGGCTTGTTTCTATTTCAGCCCTACTACTGGCCGACTACCTGTTGTTGCTGTTCGCACAGTTTTACGGCAGCTTGCAAGCCTTGCATATATGCGGCCGCAACCATAAGGCCGTCCGCTTTAAGTTTGGACATATCAACCGCCGTGCGCTTTACACGCTTTTCAGCAAGCATCTCTTTTACTTCCATTGTTGCCACCTCCCTTTCGCTGTTTATCGTTTCACGATTTTTCATTATCGCTTTGTAATTATCATACTACTATTACTATCGTTTGTCAATTATTTTTTTCGCTTTTCGATTATATGTAATTTATCGTTTTCTATTGATTTTTTTGTAATTCGATATTATACTATAGATGAAGTGAGGTGATTAAATGGATATAGCGCAACGCCTAGTATTGATACGCGAAGCCGTTGGCCTTAGTCAAAAGAATTTCGCTGCTAAAATCGGACGTTCTCAAAGTACATACTGTGAGTACGAAAAAGGAAAGAATGTGCCGGAAAGAACCATTGCTGATATATGCAGAGAATTTTATGTTAATGAAGATTGGCTGCGCACCGGTGAAGGAGATATGTTCAAAAGCAAGAACAACACCAATGAAGAACTAGCTTTTCAAATAGGCAAGCTACTGAAAACCGATGATGAATTCACGAAAAACTTGTTTCTTGAATATCTCAAGCTGCCGCCCGAAATGAAAACTTTATTTGAAGATTTCGTTCACAATCTGGCCAAAAGCAAATAACCGGCAAATAAAAAAATCCCCCGTACCATCCGCGGTACGGGGGATTTTGCTATGCCTTTTAAATTAGTGCAGCAAATAAAAAATCAGTCTTCGTCTACAAGTCCAAGGATAAAGCTGTATATGACAGCCAGCGTTTCTTCATCTTTCACTTCCTGCAATATACCGATTATCCTACTCAATAAAACCTGCATTGTGCCCTCCATTCAAATTAAAGCCTACAACACTAAGAACCTATTTATATTCTACCACTAAGCTCGCTCATTATAAAGAGTTTTAGGAAAGATAATTATTTGAATTGCAGTTTGCATTTAAATGTGCTATTATTAAATCAAATAAAGACAGAAAGTGAGGTGGTTAACATGTTTGACAGTGACATAATAAGCCTACAGATTAAGAACCTCTATCAAACAATTTTCGCTGTGCCATTGGCGCAAGGCGTGACATGGGCAGTCTAAAAAGCTGCCCATTATTTTTTTATTACAAAGGAGAGTGCTTATAATGAGATTTAATCCAATAGAGTTTTTCTATGAGTTGCTTAACGGAAATCCTTATCT